GTCATTCTCGCCAGCTATGGCGACGACCTGGCTCGCAAGATGGGGCGCCGCACGCGCTCGATCATCAAGCAAAAGCGGTTCAAGGGGATCTACGGCTGCGAATTGACGACTGAATCGTCGGCCGCGCAAGAGTTCTCGCTGACAAACGGCAGCGAGTACATCGCGACCGGCATTCTGGGCGGGGTCACTGGTAACCGCGCCAACGGGATCATCATCGATGATCCGGTGAAGGGCCGCGAACAGGCGGATTCGCCGACGATCCGTGACAAGACGTGGGATGCCTATAACGACGACCTGAAGACACGCCTGATTCCTGGCGGGTGGGTCGTTCTTATCCAGACGCGCTGGCACGAAGATGATCTAGCCGGCCGCATCCTTCCCGAAGACTGGAAGGGCGAAAGCGGCCCAATCCTGTGCCGCGACGGAAACGTCTGGGAAGTCGTCTGCCTGCAAGCGCGATGCGAGGTCCAGAACGACCCGCTCGGACGGAAGATCGGTGAGTACCTGTGGCCGCAGTGGTTCACAGAGAAACACTGGGCGCAGTTTCAGAACAACGTCCGCACGTGGGCGTCGCTCTATCAGCAGTTGCCGCGCCCGCTTGAGGGCACGCTGTTCAAGGTCGAAAACATGCTGGTCGATGGCCAGCCTGTTCCGATGCCGAATGGGTGCGATGTGGTCTTTGCGGTGATCGACTCGGCTTTGAAGGTAGGCGATAAGAACGATGGAACGGCCGTCACGTATGTGGCGCGCAACAAGTTCTTTGGACATCCGTTGACCATCATTGACTGGGATATCACGCAGATCGAATCCGATTTGATTGCGGATTGGTTCCCGTCTGTCATTGCGCGACTCGTCGAGCTCGGGAAGCTGACAGGCGCCCGAATGGGCGTGATCGGCGCCTTCGTGGAAGACAAAGGAAGCGGCATCACTTTGCTTCAGCGCGCGACTCGCAATGGCTGGCCCGCTCATGCCATCGACAGCAAGCTCACCTCAATGAGCAAGGACGCTCGCGGGACGGGCGTGTCCGATTTCGTGCATCACGGCAAAGTCAAGATCGCCGACCACGCCTACAACAAGGTTCTGGAATACAAGGGCCGCACCCAAAACCATCTGCTAACCCAAGTATTCGGATATCGCCTTGGCGTGCCGAACCAATCGGACGATTTGTACGACACGACGGTCTATAGCATCGCCATCGGATTGGGTGATTCGGAAGGACTGTAACGGCTGCTTTTGTGGCCGCACTAAAGCGACCATATGAGCGACAACAGCACCATCGTAATCCCGGGCTCTGCGCTCGGGACGGCTCTGACCGATCTGCTGATGGCCGACGAAATGGAGCCGGGCTCCGATGTCAGCTATCAGCTCGCCAAGATCCTTTATCTCTACCATCCGCTTGGCGCCAAGATGGCCGAGTTGCCGGTTGAGATGGCGATGAGCCAGCCGCGAACCATCACGATTCCGGGTTCTCCTGAATCGACGGTCAGGGAGGCATTCGAGCGCGAATGGGCCGCACTTAATGCGAACGCTCTGATCTTCCAGACGAAGACGCTCTCCCGCATCTATGGGGTGGCCTCCCTCGCATATGGCGCCGAAGGGGTGCCGACTGATCGCCCGATCGACCCGAAGGATTTGCCGAGCCTTGATGTCTATTTCAATACGCTCGACCCGCTGAACACGGCCGGTAGTCTCGTCCTGAATCAGGACCCGAATGCACCGGACTTTCTGAAGCACGCAGCGATTGCGGTATCAGGAAAACCATACCACCGGTCACGCGCCGTCGTGGTGATGAACGAAAACCCGGTCTATCTCGGGTATTCGAATTCAGCGTTTGGCTATGTCGGCCGCTCGGTCTATCAGCGTGCGCTTTTCCCGCTGAAGTCGTTCGTTCAGTCGATGATCACCGATGATCTGGTGACGCTCAAAGCGGGCTTGCTGATCGCCAAGATGAAGGGTGCGGGCAGCATCGTTGACAACCTGATGCTGTCGCTGGCCGGTAACAAGCGGCAAATGATCAAGGAGGCGCAGACCGGCAATGTTCTGAATATCGATATCGCGGAAGACATCGAGACGCTGAACATGCAGAACACCGACGTCGCCATGACGACGGCGCGCAAGAACATCATCGAGAACATCGCCTCGGCGGCGAGAATGCCGGCGAAGTTGCTGTTGTCGGAATCCTATGCCGAGGGATTCGGCGAGGGATCGGAAGACGCGAAGGACATCGCGCGGTACATCAGTGGCGTCCGCAAGGATATGCAACCGCTGTATGACTTCTTCGATCCGATCGTCATGCATCGGGCATGGAATCCTGAGTTCTACAAGACCATTCAGGACCAGTTCCCGGAATACAAGAAGATCCCATACAACCGCGCTCTGTACGACTGGAAGAACGCCTTTCATGCTGAGTGGCCGAATCTTCTGGAAGAGCCCGAGTCGGAAAAGGCCAAGGGCGAAGATGTCAAGCTGAAGGCCATCATTGCGATGGTCGAAGTCATGTTGCCGCAGATGGACCCCGAGAACAAGGCGACTCTGCTGGACTGGGCTGCGTCAAACTTCAACGAGTGCAAAGCGCTGATCCAGCACCCGCTGCTGCTTGATATTCAGGCGCTGATTGATTACACGCCACCCCAACCGGTCGATCCTGTAGAGCCAAAGCCGTTCTCATCGGAGGCGTAAATGGCCTCTTTCTACAAGACCATTGAAGCCGCAATTGCCGACATCACGGCACACGGCTTCGATAGCCAGGCGCGCATTGATCGGTGGCTGACGGAGATTGAGCTAGCCGCCAAGGATTCGGCCATGCCGGATCACCTCATTCAGGAAACGATGTCGCGCGCCATGCACGGTATCTACAGCAGGATGGTTGATGGTGGCGGCTATACCCAGATCCATAAGGGAGTCTCGCGCTTCACGATCGAGCGGTTGAAGCCGAAGCTTCGCGCCGAGCTTGATCGCCGAATCATGGCGAGTTCAAGCCTGATCAAGCTGAACCGCAAGCAGATGATGGAGCAGACGAGGCAACGCTTTGCTGGCTGGTCGACGTCGATCCCGATTGGCGGCAGTCGAGCGGTGGATAAGCGTGAGGTGGCGGCGAATCTGAAGAAGTCGTTCTCGGCGCTGTCATTCGATACTCGGCGCGTTCTGATCGATCAAGGCCACAAGCTGACCTCTGAGCTGAACAACATCATCGCCGTCGATGGCGGGGCGATTGCTGGAATCTGGAAGAGCCATTTCCGACAGGCGGGATACAACGCTCGCCCTGACCATGCGGCGCGAGACGGCAAGTTCTATGCAATCCGCGATAGCTGGGCGATGAAGGCCGGCTTGATGAACAAGGGTGCCGGCTACACGGACGAAATGACGAAGCCGGGAGAAGAGGTTTTCTGTCGGTGCGCAATGCAATTCGTGTATGCCCTGCGAGATTTGCCGCCTGAGATGCTTACTCACAAGGGTGAAACTGCCCTTGCCACCGCACAAACATAGCCATGCCACTTGAACAAGGTTCCAGCGAAGAAGTGATCAGCAGGAATATCGCGGAACTGATCAAGGCGGGACATCCGCGTGACCAAGCCGCGGCGATTGCATACAAGGAAGCGGGAAAGAGCCGAAGCGACGCCGAGCTGGCTCAAGCTGCGGGCATCGCCTTCATCGCCAATGACAAGGTGTTGCTGCTCAAGCGTGGCGACGGCGGCGATTATCCGGGCCACTGGGCATTCCCGGGTGGGCACATCGAGCCTGGCGAAACGCCAGAACAAGCTGCCGTACGTGAGTGCGTCGAAGAGACGGGCTATCTGCCGACCGGAGCACTGCGCCAACTGTCATTCACCGATGACGGCGCGGTGGCGTTCACGACGTTCGGCAAAGCCGTAACCGAGTTCAAACCGACGCTCTCCGACGAAAGCACTGATTGGATGTGGGCGGCGCCGGGTGAATATCCAGAGCCGATGCATCCGGGCTGCGTGATGCTACTTGAGTCTGGTGCTCTGGACGCAATCAACCCGCTCAAGATGAACGAGCTGGACCTAGCTCGAGCGATGGCGGTCGGCGAACTTCCATCGCCGCAGAAGTACGAGAACGTCTGGCTGTTCAATATTCGGATCACGGGGACCGGCGTTGCATACCGGTCGGCGCACAAAGAGTTCGTCTTCCGTAACCCGGAACTCTATCTAAATGACGACTTTCTCGCGCGCTGCAATGGCCTGCAAGTCGTTTGCGAGCACCCCGAGAAGTCGACGCTCGACTCCAAAGAATTCGCCGATCGGTCCATCGGATCGGTCTTTCTGCCCTACCTCAAGCCAGAAGAAAAAGAGGTATGGGCCATCGCCAAAGTGTACGACGCCACGTCGGCCGAGATTATGGAGAAGTACCAACTCTCCACCTCGCCAACCGTGGAATTTAGTGACCCAGCAGTAAATAGGGCCATCAAGCTTGAAGATGGCGCGACCCTCCTTATCGAGGGAAAACCAAGCCTGCTCGACCATGTAGCAATTTGCATACAAGGCGTGTGGGATAAGGGCGGCCCGCCATCAGGCGTTTCCACCAACAACTTTCAGGAACCTCAAATGACTGAAGAAGAACTGAAGGCCAAGGCAGACGCCGAGGCGAAAGAGGCCGAAGCGAAAGCAAAGGCTGACAGTGAGGCAAAGGCGAAAGCTGATGCCGAAGCGATGGGCAAGGTCATGAACATGTGCGACAGCATCATGAAGCGCATGGACTCCTTCGAGGAGCGCTTCAAGAAGGCGGATTCGGAGAATCAGACGGCCGAAGAAAAGGCCAAGGCTGACGCAGAGGCCAAAGAGAAGGAAGAAGCCGAAGCCAAGGCGAAGGCCGACGCCGAGGAAGAAGAGAAGCGCAAGGAAGAAGAGGCGAAGGCCAAGGCCGACGCGGAAGAGACGCGCCAGCGCATCGCCGATCTCGAGTCGCGCATGCCCAAAGAGATGTCCGACGCGGATTAC